TCATGGCGCGGTATAACCTACATGACTACCTGGATGATCAGCGGCATTGGCTTGCAGTATGGCAGGATCATCTGGAAAAACTGATTGGTCAGCCTCTGGTTTAATGCCCACGTTTTCCTCCCATGCCAGCAAGTCTGACATTCTCCAGCGTTTGGGACTGCCATTTATTCTCGGTTTCGGAAATGGCTGAGTAAAGTAGGATGGCATCCTGGAAGGAGTGCTCCAGAAATACAGTGTGCTTCGCGATATCTTATACCGGGACAAAACTTCATTTGTTATTAAAATAGCGTCTGCCTGCAATGCGTTATCCATATATTACCTCTTAATTACATTGTCCCGGCAACGCACGCAACCGGCGCATACCTGTCATTGCTGTGGCCACGTAGCTCGCCTTACGGTTCACCACTTCCACCCAGACCTTCACACCTTCAACTCTCACCGTGTATGTCTCCTTCATCTTGCTTCGGCCATAGTCGCCGTAACGTTCTGCATGAGTGGCCAGTGCTATGTCGCATGCCTGACGCGCTAACGGGGATTGCTGATTGCCTCGGTTTATCAGTCGCATTACATCTCCTCAGTGGGAGGGCGTACCCTCCCAACCCAGTTAACCAACGTATTCCGGTTTCATATCCGCCAGGGTGATGCTGAACTGATCGTGCAGCTCGTCGCCCAGATGACGTTTCGCCGTTGCAAGAACTCGCTCAACTTCACCAAACCGTTCAGCTGCATCCGGTTCGTCCGGTGACGGTAGGGAGTTGATTGCGGCCTCAACCTTGTTGCGTGAATCAACCAGGTAATAACGTTTCACCGCTTTGTTCTTCAGCTCAGTGAACAGAGCTGAGCCGAGCGTGGCTTTCGCGCTTTCGATATCAGCACGCAGCGCTTTGGCGTTATCAACATCCTGAGCGGCATCGATGCGTTCGCGGAAATCATCAGCCAGTGAGTCGATATTTACCGACGATTCCTGTGCGCTTTGCGTGGTTGTGACGGTGTCACCTGAGATATCCGCCAGGCTAACGCGTTGCGGCGCCGGGTTAATCTCCTTCTCTGTGCGCTGCTCGACTTCATCCGGGGTATACACGCCGAGAACGACCGCAGGGCAGTACAGTCGCGCCCAGTATTTAAGGGCCAGATATGCGATCTGCTGTTTCGGGTTCGAAATCCACAGTGGAGAGTTACGTGTAATCACGCTGGAGAGGAATACCGGTTCGCCCCAGGTAATCTCGCTTTCGCCGCGAATGACGGCGCCCACACGAACCGACAAACCTTGCTCATCGGCGCTGTTCCAGCCCCGTACCATTTCTTTCTTGTCGTAAGTCCCACCGCCTTTTGCAGGCTTCTTCACGATCTCTTCGCGGCTGCTGGCGCATTTCGACCAGTCGCCTTCGTACTCATAGTGAAAGCGGCCAACGATGGCGTTAGAGCTTGAGATCACCGCGTTTACCAACTGCGCTTCATAGCCCAGCACACCGTTCACCAGGTGTGTTTTCTGCGCCACTGCGTAAGGGTTCATGCCCCATTGCATGGCCTGCATGATGATTGCCATGCAGTCGGCAGGATTCCCGCGAAGATGCTCGGGAACCGTGACGGCAGCCTGTGCCATCAGGCCCGCCACTGACTGAAGCTGCGTTAATGCCTGAACGTTAAAAATCGCGTTACTGGCAGAAATGGTGTTCGGTGCCTGCTGTTCAGCGGTAACAATATTGGTGTTTTCCATGATTTGTCCCCTTATGCCTGAGTGCGCAGCGCTTCAAGGCGGCGCAGGTCGAAGTCGTTCAGTTCGTCGGTGTAATCAGCGGTGATCGGTGCTGGCCATTCGCCAGTGTCAAAGCCGGTAGCGATAGCGCGCATCGCCTTGCGGTACTCGAGCATGCCCAGCTCCAGCAGTTCGGCGGACGCCTCGATGATGGCAATCCAGTGGTAGTTCTCGTCTTTGTTGACGAAAATCCAGAAGAACTGGTCCAGCGCTGCGGTCTCGCAATACATGGCGGCGCTCAGGTGGTAGTCACGGTCGATGATTTCCCGGTGCAGTTTGGCGCGCAGGCCTTCCTGCTTAATGTTCCACATGCTGATGGTTTTCAGGTCGGCACCAATGCGCACGCCGTCCAGGTCGATCTCAAGGTCAGGACGCACGCGGACTTCCAGACCGGTTTCATCGTCAAAGCCAAAGTAGCTGACCTCAACGGCGCGACTTGGGTGCTGGAGCAGAATCCCGGCAGTTGGGTGCTGTAGCAGGGCTTTCTGAATGGCCAGTGCGGTGCTCAGTTGCTGGCGGGTGACCAGCACTTTCCCTTGCGGATTCTCGCGCCACGCATCCAGCAGTTCGTCGGCGAAGACGGCGTTCGGATTAACAGACTTAACGACCTGAATCAGATCAGCTTTGGTACCGGACACTTTCAGCTGCGCGGGTTTCTGCGCTTCCTGCGCTACCAGGTCAGGATTGATGATTGCCAACTGCTCGAGTAACGCATCACGACTACCGCTAGTTTTCACCTGAGCAGGCAGAGTGGCGTTGTATTCCTTGATGCAGGCTTTCATCGCCGCTGCGGTCTGCTTCTGGTCCGCTTCGATACGCTGGTACTCTTCTGGCAGCGACATGTAGCTCTGGCCAGTTTCCTCGACTGAACCACCTAGTGGCACCTGAGCAGGCAGAGTGGCGTTGTATTCCTCGAGCAATGTCTTTATGTCGTCGGCGCTCAATTGCGCTGGCAGACCTGCGTTGTACTCATCGATAAACACGCGGATTGTTGCCGTTGTGGTAAACGCACCTTCCGGGATCGCCGGTTCAACGCTGAACTCTTCATCAAGCTGCTCTGGCTGCAACGCAAGGCCGTGCACCAGGTTACCCATGTCCAGTACCGGAGAACGCTCTTTGGTGATCGTTTTCTCTACGTGGCGCGCATTGAAGTACATCAGGCTGACGCGGGCATCTTTTACCTGCGTGCTGCTGATCCCGTTCGCTGCGTGATAAACCTCGTTCGGCAGACCTTCATAGCGGCCTGGCTCGAAGTAAGCGGGATACACAACAGCCGGTTCGTCAGATTGCGCTTCTGGCTCGGTTTGATTCACTTTTTTGGCGTTTTGGTGCGCAGATTCATCATTCTGATGCGCATTTTCCGGTTTTTGTTTCACATCGGCCTGCTGGCCGGTATGTGACTCTTCACCAGTTTCCAGACTGCTTTCGCCTGACTGCACTTCATCACCAGTCTGTTCTTCATCACTGACAGTTTCTTCCATCTGCACATCGCTGGTGGCTTCCTCATTAAGTGGTGAACGGTCATCTGTTTTTGGTTGTTGATCACCCATCAGGCTTTCTATGGAGAAAATTCCAGCGCCAAGATTCTCAACTCGAGGTTGATCCTGACTGTTTGGTTCCTGCGCGCCAGCTACTGGCAACGGCAGCAACTCAGTTGCTGAATTGAACTCAGCTGTCATGGTCTGGTTAACGAACTCCAGATGTGCAACTGGCGTCAGGTGAATATTTTCCGGCGCGATGCGCACCAGATTGAAGATGGCAGCGCGATTGACCGACTGAACGCCAGGCTGATTGCGCAGGATGCTGCTCCATGATTTCCATGGTTGTTCTTTGTTGGCCACTATCTCTTTGGCGCGGCGGTGGATGCTGCCCGGGATTTCAAGATGGTTAAAGTCCATTGGGAGCAGGGCGCAGGCAATCTCTAAATCCAGAGTATCCAGCGTGTGGTGTGCGCCTTCGCCACGATCAGTGACATATCCGCCGTCGGCGTTGGTACCGGAATCGGTGCGCTGAACATTGCTGATGCGGTTACCGGCGGCCCATTCGCGCGCCAGGATGCCACGGTCGATGTAATCAGTTTTGAACCACACCGTCAGGAACTGGATAACTGTTGCCAGTTCCGGTTTTTTACCGTCGACAGGGAAGGCTTTCTTAACGGCATTCACGACTTTATGGATATCGTGCTCAATGGCTTTTTTGAATGCTTCCACATTCTCAGCAGCCAGCAGCAGGTTTTGGGCGTACGCGTCATCAGTGTCCATCTCAAGGCGGACAATCTCGTTTTTCTGCCCAGCGTCGACGTGATAGAGATATTCACCATCACCGATGAACTGAGCCAGTACACGCTGACGGAATGGCAGGGTGGCAACGACGATCAGGTTCGGCTGCTCTGACTGCTGAGATTCTTCTGCGGTGCTGTCTTCAGTATCGGCGTCGTCGACAGACTCATCTTCAGCCTGTTGTTTAACATTCCAGGTGCGCTGGTCTTCGGCCAGTTCATAACGATCGCACCAGGTGAAATCAACGTCGCCTTCTTCTGGCAGGTCGTTGTACACCGGGAAATCAGTGCGAATCGGTTTGGTGTAGTCCTTACCGCGACCCGTTTCGATGCCTGCGTCTTCCAGCTCAACATCGAGCGTCAGCGCAGCGCGCGCTTCGGATTTTGCAGTGAACCAAATCACTGCATCTTGCTTACCGGATTTCTGAGTGGCCTTGACCACATAAAAGAATTCCATGTGAGATCCTCATTTTTGGGTGTTAGAATCCCCGGGCCATTGATAGCGCCCATTGGGTGTCTTTTTTGGTTTGGTATAAATTCCGGTGTAACTTTGGTCGCTACCACCGGACGTAGATCCCGCCTTGCGCGGGTTTTACGTTAGCCTTCGTGAGCCATCTGGTCGTGCGAAGCGCAACGTCTGGAACAGTACTCTTTCTCTTTGCGCGCAAGCAGTGAGCCGTTGCGATAGAGAAGGGTGCTTTTGATTACTTCTTCCGGTTTAACCGGCTTGCTGCAGTAACCGCATTTCTTGTCTTGCATGACACTCTCCGTTAATGGCTGAGGCCATTCCCCAGACCGTTCAGATAAACTTCAACCAGCAAATCCCTGGTGTAAGTCATCTCAACGCCGCGATGCAGATACAAACGACCACGAGCATTAGCTGATGCCGTCCAGGTTGAATCCTTGTGTTTGACGAGCATTCCAGGCTGAACTGCGCCGCGGTTTACCGTCTGTGTACCGTAGTGCTGATGAACCATGATGTTCTCCACTATTGCTGAGTGAACTTCGCTGGTGGTGCCGTGGTGCTGATCTTCACAGTTGAGCGTTTTAACTCTGCAGTTCACCACCGCGAAGCTCACTTCTGTTTTGCCTTATAGCCGGCTAGCTGAGCGTTAAACCTTATGCGCTTAGTGTTTCGCGATGAGGTGATAATGTACCATGAGTTCACTGAAGTAAAGTACCTAAAGTACATTTTAATAAATCAGTTAGTTCAGTTGGTCATAATTCTATGAACTTTAAGGTAATTTATTTTTTATTTGATTCCTGTTATGCTCAAAAAAACATCAGAGAGATTGTTGCTATGGGCTTAGGTATGGATATGTCACGTGATGAACTGCTGGAGGATCGCGCAGCGTTCATCGCTGGCGAGATTGGCGGAGCGGTTGTTGAGTTGATAATCGATGGTGTGGTGATTGACCGTGACGCTATTGTCGACCAGCTGGAAGCTAAGCGTAAGGCTGTAGGGAATGTAATCCACAAGGGATTTTTGCGGGATGCAGCGGAGTTCGTGAGGAAGGGGAAATAATGGCCCGACTTTCTTTGCCGGGCAAATGGTGCTAGTCGGCCCAACCGGATTTGGTATTGATCGCCGATTCCGCCATTGTGTATTTTTGTACGGTATTATCTTTAAATAGAATGGTCAGTTCTTTCTTAGTGCCGTTCGTGCCGTTATGGAACAAGCCATAGAATGGAATGAATGAGGTTCCATTCACTTTAACTTTGGCAAATGAGTACTTCCAGATCTCATTACCACCATCGGTATAAGAGACTGCATCAGGAGAGCCAAACAAGCTTTTCACTTCAACCTTGGTCGTTTTCCCTTCCTGAATTTTAGACTGAACACTTGTTTCAGTTTCACTTTTAAGTTTCTGATTTCCAGAAGACGCGCACCCTGCGAGGGTTACAGCTAATGCTACTGCCAGAGCTATTTTTTTCATTATGTATATCCATTGATTGCAATCGGAATCATCTTAACATTATGAATTATCTGGTCAAATAAAAACCCGGCACGGTGGCAGGATTATTTCAACGATATGTGTGTCATTAGCTCATTAAGCTTGATGATCCCGTCAGGATACCTATCAATCCACTCCTCTCGATCGGCTTCTGATTGCCCAAAATAAATAACTGGTGCCGGAGATTTTTTTATTTCATTCAATATTGACTGGTAGTCATGAAGCACTTGCAGTGCTTTCTTTGGGTCTTTAACTCTTCTAATTGCTGCATCCCAGTTTTTGGATGGGAAGCTGTGGAATGTGCAATCAGGACATTTCTTTCTGCTTAGAAATATCTCATGCCCTTCTAAATACTCAAGAATTGGTTCAACAACACTATTCCATTCCTTTCTCTTTTCGCCCTTGATTGCATATCTATAGCTTAAATAACCACTTGCAGGAACAGCACTGATAGATACAATCATTGCAATAGTTGCAACAATGTCGCTGTAACTCATGGAGATTTCCTTATGTCCGGATCAGATATTTTTGCCACAATTGCATTGGTAGTATCTGTAACAAACTTAACCGCCATTCTTTACGGAATATGGCGGTTAAGAGATTGATTGATCGTTACCTAAACGTCTATTTAGGCCACTGTTAATCTGCTAACCATGCTTACGGTAGGTCTGCGGCATGCTGCCGATCACCTTTCCGAATACGAATATTTTGTTCATCTCTTCCTTCTCAATCGGCTCCCACGGTCGATAGGTCTGGTTGTCTGAGATGACCAAGAGTTTATCTTTCATCTTCTGAAGTCGCTTCACATGGGATGTGTCGTCATAAATGAAAGCGTAAATTCCATCACCATCAAAGTGTTGAACGCTTATATCGACAAACAGCAAATCACCAGGCTCAATCGTTCCAGACATGCTGTCACCGCGAACGTTGATGATGCGGACCTGTTCCTGTTTACGACCATTAAACATCTGACGCGCATCTTCTACTGAGTACTCCACGGAGCGTAATACCTCTACGAACTCACTATTGATCACGCCCGGTCCAGCGCTAACAGCTACATCGAGTACGTCTATACGAAATGTTTCGGTCGATTTCTGTAAGTGCCCCTCCACAATACCATCAGCCACGCTGTCACCTAGCAGGTAAGCTGAAGTTGTACCTATGCTCGCAGCAAGCTCTTGCAGCTTCCCACGCCTTGGAATTGATTCCCCGTTAAACCATTTGCTTACAGCTTTTGGTGTCAGCTTCATATTTTTGGCTATTTCAGCCTGACGACCATGTACCGGCAAACCAGCTTTATCGCAGGCCAGCGCTAGCCTATGGGAAAAGTCTTTTCGCGCTTTTTCTTCCTGAACCATAGGTTCAATCATAATATCACTTGCGTGAACTATCAGTTCCAACATAATATGTACTTACAGTTCAATTTGAGGGTCAAAGAATGCAACCTATTAGTCTTGGCGAAATCATCAAAATGATTCGCGTACCTGTAGTAGCAAAAGCTTGTGAGCGCAGTCCGCGCGCAATTTACAAATGGATCAATAGCGGCTGTTTACCACGCACTGATTACACCGGTGAGACGGATTATGCATCGAAGATTGCTGAAGCTTCAGAGGGGCGATTTACCACCACCCAAATTCTTGAGGTCAGCAAACCAAAAGCAGCCTGACAGCAAATTAACCACGAAAGGGAAAGCACTATGCAATCACTTACGTACCAACAAAATACCGGATTCCATTCGTCCGCGATGATAAATCGCACTCAACAAGAGCATGGCGATAAACATGATGCCATTCGTGACGCGGTCCGCTCCTGGGCCGGTGCCGATGGTCAGGACGTAGTTACGGCTCTGATCATCGAAGAGTACCAGGCGCAGGGTGGTGACGACATCACTTTCCCTGATGATCTCTGCCGAAAGCGCCAGAAGCTGTTCCGCTTCCTGGACAACCATTTCAACAGCGAACGTTACCGCGAGAACGTCCGCCAGCTGACTCCGGCAATCCTCGCTGTCCTGCCGATTGTGTACCGCAGTCGCCTGCTGCCAGAAGACAACATCATGGCTCGCCTGGCACGTATGGAGAAGGAAACCAGCGAAGCGAAGATAGCTGTCGCAATGGATGCGCCGCGTCATCAGAAGCTGAAAGAGCTGAGCGAGGGGATCGTGGAGATGTACCGCGTTGACCCTGGCTTAACCGGTCCGCTGATGGAGATGGTGCAGATGATGCTGGGGGTTGTATGACTGGCTCAAAAATGGCGAAAGCCGCGGTGCTCGAACACCAACGGCTTTCAGGTGCAAATGTAGAGACAAATGCAAAATCAGTATGCCAACACGTTCATGCTTTTACCAGTGGAAGTTCTTTTCACTGGAACGATCTCATCGCTTTCATTTATCAGGAGGACGAAATGGCCGGTGACTGGATAAAAATGCGCGCCGAGCTGCATACACATCCGAAAATTGTCCGCATGTCGTCCGCTTTGAAAGCGGACAGATTGCGCGTTGTTGGTGGACTACATTCCGCATGGTGTCTTTTTGATGTCCATTCTACCGATGGTTTTCTTAACGGCTACACTCCGGAAACTCTCGACGATTTAATCGGCTTCCCTGGCTTTGCGCGAGCAATGATTGCTGTCGGGTGGCTGGAAGAAGAGGGTGAAAACCTAGTGATGCCGCGGTTTGACGTGCATAACGGGCAGTCCGCCAAGCGTCGAGCACAGGACGCAGACAGGAAGAAAAAATCCCGCAAAATGTCCGCTTGCGATGCGGACAAAAAGGGGACCAGAGAAGAGAAGAGAAGAGAAGATATAAAAGATCTAAACCCAGAGAGAGAACGCGCGGGCGGAAGCCATTCTGGGGATGATATTTCTGGCAATAGCCCACCTCTGCCTCCTATCCCTCCCAAACCGCAGGAAGAGGATTTCGGAGCCGGCATGGATTTTGGTCCATTGGGCAAATTCCCGATCACCGAGGACTGGAAACCTTCGACCGATTTCGTTGGCAAAGCCCGACTCTGGGGGCAAAACCTCGGCGCAGAGCCAGGTTATACCCCTGAAGAACTCCAGCAGTTTCGGGACTACTGGGCTCCAGATGGAAAGGTTAAACACCAGCAAGCATGGGAACAGACGTTTGCCACCAGTCTGCTGCAATCGCGTGGTCGCAGTCAGAAATCAAGCCCAGCGGGCAGGGATGTGAACCGCATTTCTGAGCCAGATAAAACCATCCCAACCGGGTTCAGGGGGTAAGCATGCCAAGACCAAATACACCAGAAGAGCAGGCGGCACTTATCCGGGTGATCATCGAAGAGGTGAAAATCCGTGGGCGCTTAACCGTTAGCGAGGCATCACAGATGTTGTCGCTGCACCGTCAGACTGCTGAGAAGTATTTCCGCGTAGCAGCCGAACGCGGCGAACTCATTCGTTACGGTCGTCTCGGTCTGTTCCGGGACCAGAAGGCCGTGATTGATTTCGATCTCCAGCGATTCTCATACGGTTCGAGTAAGCCTGTAATTGAGTTGCCAGCAGATTTTCGGGGAAGTGCAGTTATGCGCCGGGTAATGGATATCGTGGGGAGAATGCCAGCATGAAACCAACATACGAACAACTTGAACAGCAGGTGCTCGAACAGGTAGTACAGCTCGCTAACGCCGAGAGCAAGTGCAGGGAGCTGGCTGCTGAGAATGGGGTTAAACAGGAGTTCATCAAAACCTGCTTCCGCGCAGCTGCTGATGGGGTGTCTATGGATGGCGATGATATTCAGAAACTTGGTGAGCGTCTTGGTTTGTTCGGGCGTGAAACCTACCAGCCAGTGCTGCACGGATATATCTGCGGACATGAGGCTGGAGAGGATACCGTTTACGTCATGAAGAAAACCCCGGCCACCGACGCTTTCCTAGCTGAAGTGCGGTCCAGTGAACTTGATAGCTTGGCTGGCGTAGCTGAAACAATGTTGGTCAAGTTCTCCAATCAGCAGTGTTCATCAGATATGCATGAGGTTGTTGGTTGGAAGATGGTTCTCCAGCAGGTCAGCAATCGCGCCGCCCAGCTTCGCAAAGGAGCAGCGCTATGAGCTTATTCCAATGTGAAAACTGTGGATGCTGTGAGAATACCGCTTTATCCATGCAGGGTTTTAGATGGCTAGCTAAATTTTTCGACTGGAGTTACGCGCCAGAACGCAATGGTATGTTGCTGTGCTCCGCCTGCGGTCCGTTGAAGTTTGCCAGCGGCGAGGTGACTGAGTTTGGGCAGTGGCATAACCGATTCCCAAGAACCTTTCTCCCGAAAGGCATGTTCGTAACTAACAGCGTTGGTAACTTGGCCCATCGAGATACTGGTGATGAAGACTATATGAAATACGCTCTGGAGACAGCCCAATGACAATCAACAAACAGGCGCTGCGTGAAGCGGCGCAGGAAGAAATAATGCTCCGCTCTGTCAGTGATACCTCTGACGCCTGGCAGGATGAAGCAAGCCCGGAAGCTGTGCTGGCGCTTCTGGATGAGCTGGAAGCCGCAGAGAAGCGTATAGCAGAACTGGATGCGAGCCACAGCAAGCAACGTGAGGGAATGGCAGCAATTTACAACGCCATTTGTGAAAACGGTGCCAGCACATCGCTGAGCGCAATCCTCACCTTCGTAAAGCGCTCGCGTGAAGAATCAGCCAGCGCCGCTGGCATTGGCGTGAAGGGGGAGTGAGATGGACTTAATACCATTAACGCACGACGAACTCTGTCAAATAGCCTGCCGGTTTCTGCAAAATAACGGCTTCAAAGTAGCGTTTCATGATCGGTTTCGTGCATGGACACCTTATGGCGAACAGGCTGATGCTATCGGTTTTCGCAACGGCGCTAGTTGTCTGATTGAGGCTAAATGCTCTCGCTCTGACCTGTTAGCTGACCGTAAGAAGCCTTTCCGAATCGAACCCGAGAAGGGCATGGGAGATTGGCGCTTCATGATTAGCGAGCCGGGAATTGTGAATGTTGAAGACCTGCCGTCAGGATGGGGATTACTTCACGTCATTAAAGGTCGGGTTAAGAAGGTGCACGGGTGGCCTGGTAACGGCCTGTGGGTTAACCAGGATAGCAAACCATTTCAGGCTAACAAACAGGCCGAATGCGATTACATGTTTAGCGCTCTCCGACGCATGGATTTACGTGGGCATCTTAAAGAGGTTTACGACGGCATAATCGTTAACAAGACAGAAGGAACCGCAGCATGACAACTAACCACCCGGCGCACGGTCCTGTATCACTCGATCGCCTGCACCAGATAAGCGAAATACTCAGTAAAGCAGCACAAAGCGACGGCGGTAATCTCGGCTACGCAATTGCTGATGCTGTGAAGGTGATTGATGGGGTGATAGCGGCGTTTGGTGCGAAGCTTGATGAAAATGGTCTTCTTCCATGCCCGCTCTGCGGAGGAGGCGCTGAGTTTGATTATGATGACGATAATCTCAACTGGATATCTTGCAGCGCTTGTGGAATTTCGACCGATACCGTATATCACACAGACATAGATGCGAGAGATAAGTTGCGTGAGGTATGGAACCGCCGCGCCGCCATGCTTCAGGCTGGCAAATCTCCGGTAACTCAGGATGGTTGGATTCCTGTAAGCGATCGGATGCCACCAAATAAACCAGGCAGCTACGAGTACATTGTGTTTGAGTCGTTAAATAATCGCGCGCATCACGATTACTGGAATGTTCCAGATGGCTCTTGTGATGATTTCTCTCCATTCTGGAATCACTATGGAAAGTATGTAACCCACTGGATGCCACTACCAGCAGCACCGCAGCAGGAGGAGTGAGGTGAGTACTTATCTTTTTTTCGGTTTCCTTGTTGTTTGCACTCTGTTTTGTATGGTGATGCTGTGGCGGGTGGTCAAGGTGGCAAAGTGGCGATTCAAGGCCCTCGAAATGAGTGCTGATGATTATCGGGCACTACCTGAATTTAATAAGATGTTGTGGATGATTTGGATATGGAGGCTAGAACGCTTCCCGAGATGTAATAAGCGGGCATGGCGGGAGACGAAGTGATGGATCAGCTACTGCAATATGCCACGAACCGGATAATTGAGCTGGAAAACCTGCTGCTGGTGAATGTTGAGGAAACTGTCTGGCCTGCCGAAGTGGGAATGGTATATAGCCAGATTGAAAGTGCCGGGGATCTCCCGGCACATCACCAGCGCCGCCTGCAGCACCATATAATGGGGGGGAATTAATCAAGTGAAGTATCGTTAAGTTCAAGCTCAAAAGTGCCGCCCTTGCGTGGCATTACTTGATCAACCATTTTAATAAACCTATTCCAACCATATCCATTGGCGATGGCTAACCGCTGGACCATGATTAAAGAATGCAAGTGTTGGGATAACATGGGGTTACCTACATCATCAGTAAGCCATTGGTGCATTTTGTTTTTTCGTTGACCATTCAATTGTTTTGGCGTTTTCATCTCAAGTTCTTGAAGAATAGAGTCGCCGAGACGCTCATAAACAAGGTCTCTGGTGTAATGTGCAACTACGCTAAACCGGTTCTTGCTCATACCCGCCCAAGGCCAATTTTTCAGCTTGTAAATATTTTCGTAAAACTCATCAGGAAATTTTTTAGCCCACGCAGAGAGTTCCTTGCTGATTATTTTGTCTAAATAGGCCTGCAAAGCATCTTTAGGGCGAATTTCTTGATAGCCCGTAGCTTCATCAACTAGGGCGATAATACCGACTTTTGCAAGAGAACGAACGAGGATTTCTGCTTTTTGAGCTGTATCCATCTGGTTTGTTTTGAGCGCGCCATCTTGCCTAGCTTTTAAATACGCATCACATACCAATGGAAGTATTGCTGCATCATAACCCTCGAGCTCTGACCCTGAATTATCTAAATATTGCTCTCTTTTGATCACCTCCATAAGGTCTTGATTAATATATGGAACAAGGTTGGCTGCATCCATAAAAGCAGGCAGTATGATCTCACCATCAAGCGTGGCTCTCACGCCTCGACTTGGTCGTCCTAATGCTTTAAAGACGGATGATTGAGAAATTATTCGCTTCCCGTTGTTGAGTACTGCAACCTCCAGTTCAGTCTCATTAATCTTTAGAACACCTTCGAGCTGAATAGAGGGGAGGTTAGTTTTGATCCTTTTCCAGCGCTTGATGGCTGCGTTCTGGGCAACTTCTTTTCGCTCATCCGCCGTCATTTTCTCTGCGCGAGCTTTGCCACCCTTAGCCTGTGGAGATTCGTCTTCAATAGTCATAGTGGACCCCTTGGATGATTAAGGGGTCATTATCGTTTGATAAAAATTAGTCAGCAAGCATTATTGTTATTTATGCTTGCTTGTTATCAGGGTTGTTAGTACAACGTGTTCCATGGGCAGGGGATAACTATGTCCGCGGATGGCATGGGTTGCCACTAGAAAAACCACAAAGAAATTAATGATGAAGTCATTAAGTGTAATCGGCATGATCTCTTCCGATTTTTTTCCTACTTAATAACGCTATCATAGGTTTTTTTCGATTTCAGAGAACACCCTGATTTTACAATTAAATCATAGCAATAGGGGTAAATATGACGCAGCAGAGAACGACCTTTTTAAGAACGATCCCTTTGGACCTTGAAGTAAAGGAAGAGGCGGTAATTAACGGTATTGAGATGGGGGTTCTTGATAACGGAATTCCTTATCTGACGCAAAGTGGACTCGCAAGTGTTTGTGGTGTCCAGCGATTAAGAATCAAGGAAATTACTGATGAATGGGCGCAGTCAGTAGAGCATGGTATTTTCCGAAAAGGAAGGATGACCTTCATTGGAACATACCTTTTAAACGAAGGATTTACTGATGAAAAATTATACATCCCAATAATCAGGAATGGTGTCGAGTACCATGCTTACCCAGATGTTGTTTGCATGGCGATCCTTGAATACTATGCTTTTGAAGCAAAGCAAGCCGAAAGCGAAATGGCCATCAGGTCTTACCGTGAGCTTGCTAAAAAAGGCCTTAAGACCTTTATCTATGAAGCGCTTAAGTACCAGCCTGAAGACCCATGGCGGCATTACCATGACAGGGTATCATTACTCAAAGATAAGGGTTCTATACCTGATGGCTACTTCATTATCTTCAATGAAATTGCGGGTATGATGGTAGATCTAATTAATGCGGGCTTGGCTATAAACCAACATACAGTTCCAGATGGTAGTGTAGGAATTTGCTGGGCCAGACATTGGAAAGATGCAGGTCTTACAGGGGACTTCGGAGAAAGGGTCGATTGTGAGCATTACTATCCTGATGATTTCCTTCAAGCCAGATCAAATCCACAAATTATAAATGCTTACCCTGATGGAGCGTTGTCGGAATTTCGCCGTTGGTTCAAGCATCAATACCTTACAACCAAGTTCCCGCCTTATATTCTGAAGAAATCTAATGTCTTGCCTGGCGGTAAGGAAGATGCGACCCGTTTAATTGAAGCGTTTAAGCAAGCGGCCATTGAAAGCAAATGAGAATCACGTCTCTCCGGATGTCTATTGCTTTACCGCAGAGCGCGACTGAATGTCAGTATAATTATGGCAATATTTGGTGCCAAGTACGCAAAAGACAAGCAAGTTGCACGCTGCGGCAATGCGGTGCCGCCGCCGTTCGCTGAGGCACTGGTGAGGGCTAATCTGCCGGAGCTGTGTCAGTCGAAACAAATTGCAGCCTGACCTATAATTCCTTAATTACAATTAATTTTATCAAAGAGGATTCAGTTTGAAGATATATAGGGAGGATCAAGAGGATGATCTCTGGTGCGAATATGGGACAGCATATGAGGCCATTCGCGATTTGTTGAAAAAGTCGTTTGCCGAACAAATCGAATCAACATGGCGTTTTGATAAGGCTTACGTGAACTGGAGAGGTCAAAATTACACCGTTAGCGCAACATTTACTCGCTATGACGAAGATTTTAACGATGTTGTTATGGTCGGTTGTAGCGCTGAAGGTGGGCAAGGTCCAGAAATCACTAATGTGACATGTGGCAAGCCGAAAGTTGTTGAATACGACCCTTGGAAAAATGAATACATTCCAAAATAACTATTGAAGTGAGTGAGTTCAATAAATGCATGAATTAACGCAAAACCAAAGAGTTATCACAATTGATGGAGAGGAATGCCTCGTGACCTGTGGACAAAGAAGCAAGACTCGTTGGGTTGCTTTAGGTAATTGTGCGGGTCGAAATATACAAGAATCCGGTAGCAGTAAAGAGGTCGCATTCAAAAACTGGAAACAAACTGCATTGTTCATGAATAACTAAACCGGATCACGTTGATTTTCCATTATCACCTGTACATAATGTCAGTGTCAGTCTGAGCAACTGACAACCTTATGCGCCACGGAGAGCACCATGGCGCACGAACTACAACTAATCAAGCAGTCTTCAGGAATCCTGATCCCCGCCACGCCGGAGACCAGTGATATTCTGCAATCAAAATTCAAACTCGGTGCCGTGCTGGTGGCTGAGTTCCGGCAGGTACGCAACCCGGCCTTTCATCGTCGCTTCTTCGCGTTACTCAATCTCGGTTTCGAATACTGGGAACCCACCGGCGGGGCTATCTCCTCCAACGAACGCAAGCTGGTAACCGGCTATGCCAAGTTTCTTGCCTCATTCGCGGGAAGTGAAGCCGCACTCCTGGATGCTGCTGAGCAATATCTGGAGCGTATCGCTGATAAGCGAGCCGGTAGCATTAGCATCTGCAAATCCTATGATGCTTATCGTGCATGGGTGATCATCGAGTCTGGTCACTACGACGCCATACAGCTTCCCGACGGCACCCTTCGCAAACACCCCCGCAGCATTGCCTTCGCCAACATGGACGAAACCGAGTTCCAGCAGCTGTACAAAGCCGCGCTCGATGTTCTGTGGCGCTGGGTATTGTCCCGGGCATTCAAGGACCAGCGTGAAGCGGAAAACGCCGCATCGCAGCTCATGAGCTTTGCGGGGTGATGGCGATGAAATATTCCTGGTTCCACCATCACGAATGCACAACCGAGCAGGCCGACGAGCTGATAGCCAGTTACCGCCGTCGTGGCGCCACGGTAGAACGCAGCCTGAATCGCGACAACATCACCTGGACTGTAAGCGTGCAGCTGCCAGAAAGCGATAAAGCGCCGCGCCCGAGTAAGGTCTGGCAAAACAGGGCGTGGGGTTGAGCATGGCTAAGTTACCGCGCCGTAAGTGCGCCAACAAAGAATGCCGCCAGTGGTTCCACCCGGTGCGTGATACGCAGACTGTCTGCGGTTATGAGTGCGCTACTGCCGTTGGCAAAGAGCAGACCAGAAAAGTCCGGGAGGCCGGACAACATGCAGAACGGACGCAACAGCGAGTGCGTGAAAAGAAAGAGCGTGCCGCCTGGCGAAAACGTAAAGCTGCAGTTAAGCCGCTGAAGCACTGGGTAGATCTGACGCAGCGTGCGGTTAACGACATCTGTCGCGAAACCGAGCTGGCAGAGGAGCGGGGCTGCATTTCCTGCGGAACGAAAACGGCGTTCGCCTGGCATGCTGGCCATTATCGGACCACGGCAGCCGCTGGGCATCTGCGCTTCACTCGCTTCAACATCCATCTTCAGTGTGATGTTTGCAACGTCTACAAATCCGGGAATATCGAAGCATACCGCGCTGCGCTGGTGGAACGTTACGGCGAAGAGCCGGTGCTGGTGCTCGAGAACGATAACACTCCACACCGTTGGACAGTCGAAGAGCTGAAGGAAATCAGGCTTACCGCGCTGGCCGACCTACGCGCACTGAAGAAACTGGAGGCTGCATGACTTTCGAAACCTACTTTGCCGATCACCTCCGCGTACGCTGGCAACGATTGCGCTTATACCACTTTCCCGGTTCTGTACTGACGGACTACCGAATACTGAAGAATTACGTGAAAACTTACGCTGGAGAAACACGATGAACCTCGAATCAATCGCAAAATACTTTGCACCGAAGTCCCCGATGTTCAGTGACTCCTCGCGGGCAACAGCTACAGACAATCTCACTGGTACTGATGTGATGGCCGCTCTTGGCCTCGTTAATGCTAAGTGCGGATTTGGTTTCGATCTTTACCTGGCAAAAATTGGCATCAGCAGCCCGGAGCGGGCAATGGAGGCTCTATATGGTTCAGCCGTTGAGATATCACGACATTTCAGACCAGTTACTGAACTCGATGAAGGATTACGCCAACGAGTTCTCGAAATACTGTGCGCTTTTGCTTATCAGGATTACGCCCGTAGTGCGGCAAACGTTCGCAAATGCGACTGTTGCGATGGGGACGGCTTTACCGAGGCAGATATTTTCACAAATAAAGTTCAGTACCCGGATGGGAAACCGCCTAAATGGGCAAAAATCACGAAGGGGGTTTGCCCGTCCTATTGGGAGGAATGGAAGTCGGTACGGGAGACTGCGCGCGTTTTATGCTCAGCCTGTAACGGAAAAGGTGTTATCAGCAATGCGTGTCGCTGCCATGGGAAAGGGAAGGTACTGGACAAGAAAGAAACGGAGATGCAGGGCGTGCCGGTTATGAAAGTTTGTGAGCGCTGCACAGGCAGAGGTTATGCCCGGCTTAAATTCTCTAATGTGCTGGAGGGTGTACGCACCGAGTGGGATGTGAAGAAAACCACGGCTTATGACCACATCCAGCCATTATTCGAATTATTGGTAGAAGAGTGTCACCGGCAGGAGGGATATGCAGACAGTGCATTGAAATCAGTTACTCAATAGTGATTTTTTCTATGGAAGGTAAATTTTAGAGAAAATAGATATTGTGGTTTACGGAATTTTCGTCTAGTATCGGCTCTAACGCTGGGAATCCGTTCAATCGTTTCGACCAGCAATAAAATATTCAAGCCCTGCGGTTAACTCCGTGGGGCTTTTGCGTTTCTGGAGGTAACGGCGAGGCGCTACCCTCGCCTTAACATTAAGGGAGGGTTTTCATTACGTTATCAATCTCCCTTCCTTCAAATCTTGAAGTCCAGCCGCAGGAGCCGCAATGGTACGGAAAATCATCGAACCCGCTTCCGACTTGTTTAAGACAGTTGGGACAATAAACCGCGCTGATATACCCACCCGCGGGATTTTTTCTAAAGGCCGCACCCATGTGCTCGACAAACTCATCCTTTGCCCGGTAAGCCGCTACTTCCTTCGCAAGTTCTACGCATTTGGCCTTCGCCTCGGCAAGTTCTTCTATGGTGGCAGCATGGGCTTTTTGAAGTACGTCGATCTGCTCTCCAATGAAAGCGATGCGCTCGCGCAGGACCTCGTTACTTTGCACAGCAGAAAGCGCGCCGATCCCGTTTTTAAGGGACGCGATAAGTAATCCTACATCCATGGTCATTCCCTAATTGTCTGTGGAATGACCAATTTAGCAATTTCCTTTGTCTGTGGAAAGCAGGGAAACCACGTGTCGGGCGTGGATAAATATCCCGGTATTGAATCGACTGTTGGCTGCCGCTTGGCGGCCTTTTTCATTTCAGGTTCACGGGAATCAATTGCTACGTGCTTTGTTGATAAATCCAGCCCGTGCAGCCTGACCCTTTCATCACACACAGCGCCATGCCCGGCGCTTCAGCAACACAGAGCCTTTCAGGAATGAGTCTCGGAGGACCACCGTTATAAGCGGCGGCTTCTCTGTGGGCGGTGTTTCTGGGCAACGAGACTTATTCACTAAAGGGTCACGCATGGAAATCAAATACGAAGATTATTTTTCCTATCACCCAGGTTCGCCATCATTTTTGATATGTAAGAAAAATATTGGGCGGAAAAGGTCCGGGGAATTTCCCGCGGTCACGATGCATCCATCTGGGTATCTGGTCATCACCGTATTAAATAAAAAATTCCAGTTGCATCGATTTATCTGGGGAGTCACGCGCGGCGAGATACCTGATGGGTTTTGCATAGACCATATCGATGGGAATAAGACTAACAATCTCATTGAGAACCTAAGGTTAGCCACCCTGAGTCAAAACTCTTGGAACAGGAGGAAGCAAAGCAACGGTGACCCCTACTTTCCAAAAGGCATATGCGCATTTAAATCCGGTGGGTACGTCGCTCACATACAGCGCAATGGTCGACGTTGGCATAAGTATTCTTATGATTTATCCGAGCTAATGGCATGGCTTAACGCTAAGCGGGCTGACTTACATGGCAGCTATGCAAATTATGGCTAACTTCCCACTATTACAGCGCCATCCGAAAAATCGGAGGTGAGGCTATGACCAGAATGAGCACCATTTACAGCAGACTTTCATATGGAACAGGAACCACGCTGACCGGCTGCGGTGTATCAGCGAAGGCATATGCCGAAACAGCTAAAACAGCAAAAGAGGTGTCCTGGATGTTGGCCGACAGAATTGCAGGGTTAAGCCTGAGCGACTGGGCAATTATTGTCGGTATCGCATGTACGGTAATCACCTGTGCAGTGAACTGGTATTTCCGCTGGAAGGAACGGGAGGATCGTCGCAATGGCTATGCCACAAAAGCTGAGGAATAAGCTGAGCGCAGCGGTCGTTGGTTTGATTCTTGCCGGGGCATCCGCGCCAGTTATTCTCGATCAGTTTCTGGATGAGAAGGAGGGTAATAGCGAGCAGGCGTATCGAGACGGCGGTGGGCTCTGGACGATTTGCCGTGGCGCCACGATGGTTGATGGCAAGCCGGTAGTTCAGGGTATGAAGTTGTCAGCTGAGAAATGTGCCCAGGTGAATGCCATTGAACGCGACAAGGCGCTGGCGTGGGTTGACCGAAATATCAAAGTACCACTGACCGAACCACAGAAAGCGGGTATCGCTTCTTTCTGCCCATATAACATCGGCCCCGGTAAATGTTTCCCGTCTACGTTCTATAAGCGAATTAATGCTGGCGACCGTAAGGGAGCCTGTGAAGCTATTCGCTGGTGGATTAAAGACGGTGGCCGCGACTGTCGTCTGACCAAAGGCCAGAAAAATGGCTGCTATGGGCAGGTAGAAAGGCGAGACCAGGAAAGCGCGCTGGCTTGCTGGGGGATAGACCAGTGAGTCGAATAAAAACCATCATCATTTCAGTAGTCGTCTGCATAATCGTATCGCTAGGCTGGGCCGTTAACCACTACCGCGACAACGCCATCACCTACAAAGACCAGCGCAATAAGGCCACTGAAAAGCTCGGCCTAGCGAATAACACCATCAAAGACATGCAGACTCGTCAGCGTGATGTCGCGACTTTGGATGCCAAATACACCGGAGAACTGGCCGATGCCAAAGCTACTATCGATCAGCTTGAGCGCGATGTTTATTCTGGCAAGCGTCGGCTGCAGCTCAGTGCCGGATGTCCCGCGAACGGGGCGGCCAGCACCAGCAGCATGGGCGATGCTACCAGCCCCAGACTTACTGACTCCGCTGAACGGGATTATTTCACCCTCAGAGAGCGAATCGTTACAGTGACAAAGCAGGTTGGATATTTGCAGGATTACATCAAAGAGCAGTGCTTAAATTGATGCTAGATTACCCCTTTCAGCGCGGAGGGGTTATGAAAATAGATCAAGATTATCTTAAAGGGTTGCTTGAGGCGTTTGAGGCTTCTGACTCACCTGATACGGATATCCTTCGTCTTAATGAGCTTGGCTTCAACTGTGAAACTGACACTTTTGTTTTCCATATGCGCCTGCTGGAGGATAGAGGGCTGATAGTCAGAAGTGATGGCGAGCCAGGGTTTGGTGCTTTTGGTTCTTTAGATGGAGCTACTCACTGGGCTGTAATGCCACTGAGGTTGACTGCGATAGGGCATGATTTTTTGGATGCGCTTAGAAACCAAGAAGTATGGTCAACCCTGAAAACAGGCTTTAAAGATGCGAGTATGGGTACTTTAATGACCGTATCAAAAGAGTTGTTCAACCGAGCCCTAAACAAGCAACTTGATAAGATATTCGACTAACCGCTTCAGGACGTTTTTTTTGCCATCACTATGGGTTCATGCATTGTGATGGCATAAGCATTATTCTTTGACGATAATGCGTGACTCTGATACTTCGCTATCTTTCTTAGCGGAAAGCTCAGCTTTCAACTTCGAAAGTAGTGATGCTTCCATTGCATTCAGCATCGATTCGGTTTCAGAGTTAAACCCAGTGAATTTGATAATGCGTTTCGTAACTTTCCCTTTTTCGGCGCTTGCTGCCAGACCGATATCCGTAGCGCTAACTTTCGCGCCTACGTCGCCCTTCAGCGAGTTGCCGTAATATTCTTCTATTTCAACAGTTTCAGAGATTAAAGTGCGTCTGGCGATGGCAAGTTCTTGCTCGATTTTTGAATAGGAATGTAGGGCTTCAACTGTAATTTCCTCGCTATCTGCTGGGATTGTAGTATTTCTGGTATCGCGAACACTAATATCTCTCACATCAAGACCAATAATATTCGAGGTAGCAGTTGTTGCTGCAAGTTTGAGCACTGTCAAAAGTAGTTCATTCATTTTTAGCCTCCCAAAAAATTGATTCAAGCATAACAAGTTAATGAAGGATTCCAAATGGCAAAACCGGACTGGGGCGAGCTTCAGCAACGGTTCCTGTCCGAACATGCCAAATCCGGTATTTCCCCGAAAGACTGGTGCGATGAGCAGGGACTGAATTACACATCTGCGCGGCGCTACATCAAAAAGCCAACTGCGCAAAAAACTGCGCAGAAGAAAGCGCGCAATGCGCAGACTGAACACGCCCCCGCAACTGCGCATCATGAGCAAACATCAATCGATGCGCAGACTGATACACAGGAAAGTGCGCAACCCTTCAACCTGCGCAATTACGGCCTTAACGATATGCAGATCAGGTTTGTCGAAGAGTATCTTCTCGATCTGAACAGGACCGCTGCATACAAGCGGGCTGGCTACAAAGGCGAAGGTAATACGGCTTACGTTAACGCCTCTCGATTGCTAAGGAATGCTAAGGTCAGCCAGGCAATTCGCGACGCGCTGGATGAACGTTCGCGAAGAGTGAAAGTTACACAAGACGAAGTGTTGAAATGGTGGTGGGACATTGCGACGGCAGACGCTACTCAACTGACCGAGCATCACCGCGGCTGTTGCCGTTACTGCTGGGGGCTCGGATTTAACTACCAGTGGCGCGATGCAGTTGAGTTTGAAGAGGCGGAAGAAAAGGTTAAGGGGAAGGAAGGTGCCATACAGCCTAAGGATACGGGCGGCTACGGCTACGACGGCACACTGGACCCGAACCCGGATTGCCCCCGCTGCAATGGCGTTGGTCTGAGCCGTCCTGTTTTCCACGATACGCGAGATTTGAAGGGCGCAGAACGCCGTCTTTTTGCCGGGATTAAAGAGGGCAAATTTGGCCTTGAAATGATCACTCGCAATCAGGATGAGGCTATGAAGATGGTCGCACAGCACCTCGGAATGCTGAAAACCAAAACTGAGTTAAGTGGCCCGAATGGTGAGCCCATACAGCACAGCCACTCTGTAAGTGCGGAGGATCTCACTGATGAGCAACTCGCCGCAATTATCGGCGGTAAGTAAACAGGCAGCAGCCAGGGAACTACTCAAGCGGCGCAGTGCCCGAGCAAGCCTCCACGACTTCATTCAGTACATAAACCCCGAATACATCACCAGCAAGTTCTCTCAGACGGTTTGCGACGAGCTGGATCAATTCCTGCTGGATATGATGAACGGGCTGCGCCCGATACTTATTCTCGGCGCGCCGCCGCAGCATGGTAAATCGGATATTGTCTCTCGTTATTTGCCAGCGTATTTCTTCGGCAAGTACCCTGAAATGCGCGTAGGTGCGCTGTCGTACTCTGCTGACCTTGCCGGGGACATGAACGCCGACGTTCAGCGCATTATGTCTACGCCTGAATACCGCAACATATTTCCTGACGCCTGGCTGGGCAATAAACCCGACGATGGTGTTGCCGTCAAGCGTAACACTGACGAATTCGGTATAGCCAACCATAAGGGAACGTATGTTTGTGCTGGCGTAGGCGGTCCGTTAACAGGTAAGAAAATCGATCTCGGTATCATCGATGACCCGATAAAAAACTCCAAAGAGGCGCTGTCCCCGACTACCAAAAAATCGATCTGGAACTGGTACGTATCCACGTTCAAAACGCGTCTGTCCAAAAACAGTGGCGAAATCATCATGGCGACCCGCTGGGCGACAGATGACCTGTCCGGTCGAGTGGTGGAGAAAACCCCGAAAGCTAAAGTGCTGGCGTTCCCCGCCATCAACGAACGGGGCGAAGCGCTGGTGCCAGACCTGCACCCGATCGACAAGCTGTTAGAGACAAAAGCTATCCTGGGGGATTACTTCTGGTCCGCGATGTATCAGCAGTCACCGAAGCAGGCTGGCGGCTCAATCTTCAAAGATGAGTGGATCAAGTATTACCTCCCGAAAGACTTGCCGGCCACCTTCGACATCGTCGTCCACAGCTGGGATATGACGTTCAAAGACAGTGAGGGCACCGACTACGTTGTCGGTCAGGTCTGGGGCAGAAAGGGAGCAAACGCCTATCTGCTTCACCAGGTCAGGGCGCGCATGAGCTTTACAGCAACGCTCAAAGCCGTTAAGCGCATGGCTGACGAATACCCCAAAGGCTTACGCAAGCTGGTGGAGGACAAAGCCAATGGCCCGGCGGTTATTGACTCACTGAAAAGCACTGTTGCAGGGCTGGTACCCGTCGAACCGGACGGTAGCAAAGTAGCGAGGGCGCATGCGATTACCGCCGTATGGGAAGCGGGTAACGTTTTCCTACCTCACAAAGATATTGCCCCTTGGATCACCGAGACGGTCGAGGAAATCACCACCTTCCCGGTCGGCGCGAACGATGACGTTGTCGATGCAATGACGCAGGGATTACGCGATTTGTATCAGAGAAAAACACTCAGCCCACTGGACATCATGTAATGACGAGAAAAAATATCGTTGGTCGTCTGAATGATGGCCTGGTTAGCTTAATGACCTCGCTCGGCGAGAAGATTGGCGCAGTACGGTATAGCAGCAGTAAGCCTGACGTGCCGGATAAGGAACTGCTCGCGATGTATAAAAAATCGTGGGTGGTGAAAAAGTACATCAACAAAACCGCCGACGACATGCTGAAGTTGCCCCGTAAATTTTCGGGCGATGTCGATAGCTCCATAACCAAGCGCATCGCTGATGCTGAAAAAGAACTGAAATTGAACGCAGTCTTTCACAGCGCGCTGGGGTGGGCCTCCCTGCTGGGAGATTCGCTAATCGTGGCTATCACTGATTGTGCCGATGACCAGATAGCCCTGCCGCTCAATTTGCAGAGCGAAGATATCGTTAAATTTCTGGTGTTCCGTAAAGGGGAGTACACGCCGGACAGTAATGTCATCACCGACATACGTTCGGACTGTTTTGGTGAGCCGCTGACGTATCAACTTGATGTCGGGACAAAGCTACTCAGGTTTCACCACTCCCGCTGCTGCCGAACGAAGCTTGGAAATCACAGCATCAAGGACCGCGCCAAGTTTGGCACGTCAGACCTACAGGCGCCCTACGAGCACATCAAAACGTTCGACACTGCAATTCTGAGCACCGGCGACACCATTCAGGAGGCAAACGTCGATGTGCTGTTTATCCCCGGCATGAATAACCAGATCGCAGCTGGTCAGGAAGGGCAGGTTCGCGAGTATGCCAGGGTGATGAAGGACACCAAATCTTCAACCGGGATGTTATTGATTGATGCTGGTGATACACAGGCTCAGGGGCGCTATGAGCAGAAAAACGCGCAATTTACCGGGCTGTCGGATGTGATTAGCAAGATGGCGATTGTGCTGGCCGGGGCGCTGGACAGGCCCATAACGGTTCTGTTTGGTGAGTCTGCCAGCGGGTTCAGCAGCGGCGAGGAAGACAATAAATCCTATTACGAGACGATTAACGGACTGCAGGAGTCCCGGCTTCGTCCAATGCAGGATTTCGCCGACCAGTTCACGCTGGATAAACTCGCCATAACGGAAAGCCTTACCTACGAATACCCGACAATCGACAGCATTAATGAGGCTGACGAAGCTAACCGGTTTAGCCAGTATGCGACGGGCTTCAATACGCTGGTAACGTCGTCAATTCTGACGGAAGAGGTTGCCATCAGGGAGATGGTAAACCGCGGCGTGCTGAAGACTGTTACTGAATCTGAAATCAAGGCGATAGTCAGCGCCGGGGCGAATGCTGGCTTCCGAGGGGATTATGGAATTAAAACTGCTTCTTGAGCGTAAGCAGGGACGTTTGAAACCGCGTCGTCGGCGAATGCGTCCACCGACCGCCAGTAAGCGAGCAGAGGTATGGTATCGGGACAGGTTGACGGATTTTATCGACAGCATGGTCCAGGCGTTTATTGACGAGTTGGGTAAGCCTGTGCTTGTCGATGCCCCTGATAGCACACCTCTCTCGATTACGACGCGTCTTGCCGCTGTCATGCAGCGTCTGGCGAGCATTTCAATTCAGGAGGTTGCCGCCCGACTCTCTGCCGGATTCGTTACGCGGGCAAACCTGCAGAACAAAGAGCAGACGCAGCGCACTTTCTCTCAGGCTTTTGGGATTGATCTGACCGGAATGCTCGGCGATGGCGCGATAAAGCCAGAAATGGAAAAGGCGGTTAATGACAACGTTGACCTGATCACCTCCATCCATACCGACTTTATCCACGATATCGGCGCGGCGGTTTTCGAGAACATGAAAGACGGTGGCCGACATGAAAACCTCATTGACCTGATTAAGGAGCGTGGGGAGGTCACCCGCAATCGTGCAAGGTTCATCGCTCGTGACCAGACCTCAAAACTGAACGCAGACCTGACTGAAGCGCGAAATGTTGCTCTTGGTCTTGACCTGTATGAGTGGGGAGGTACTGGCGACGAACGCGAACGGGAAAGCCATTCCGTTCTGAACGGCATGCTTTGCAAATATTCGGATCCGACAGTCTATTCAGACGACGGCGGTAAAACGTGGAAGAAACGCTCCACTCTCGGAGCATTTATCGGTAAGCCAGGAGAAGACTATCAATGCCGGTGCCTGCCTCACCCTTACGTCTCATGGGATTAATCAATGAAGTGGAAACGAACACCGCAGGGGTATGTGATTACCACTGCGACGATCACCCGCGCAGGGCCGATTGAATATTACGGTCACGAACTGGGATTAACTGGCAGCGATGCCAACAAAAAAATCACCGTTGTCCGCACCCTCGACGAATTATCAAAACCTGAAACACTCGCTTCATTCAATGGCCTCCCGTTCACCATAACGCACCCCGACGACGGGGAAGTCACCGCAGCAGACCACAAAGACAAAGCATCCGGTCATATCGCCAATACCCGTATCGAGGGCGGTGAGGTGGTCTGCGACGTTTTTCTGACGGATGCCGTTGCAATTAAGACGCTGGAAGAAACGGGGATTCGTGAAGTATCCGTTGGATATGAGCCTGCTGAACTCGAGGAAAGGGGCGGTAAGTATTACCACATCAACATTCGCGGCAATCATGTCGCGGGCGTGGCAGAGGGGCGCTACGGGCCTCAGTGTAAGTTAAACGACAAAAAAGGTAAGCCGATGTTCAAAACATTAACTGACGCCCTGAGTTTCCTGAAGGGCAAAAAACTGAAGGATGCGGACGGTGCAGCGCTAACTCCTGACGAACTGGTCGGCATGATCGCCGCGCTGGAAAAAGCACTGGCAGAACCCCAGGGGCAAGGGACTGACGAGGCGACGGCAAAGGCTCAGGAAGTGCTGGCGCAACTCGCTGACCTTAAAACTCAACTGGAAGGCATGACGGGGGCACCATCGCCGAACGATGAAGATCCTGCCGCTGGTGGTGACGACAAGGACGCGAAAATCACTGCGCTGGAAACCGAAAACGCCGATCTGAAAGCGAAGGTTAAAGCGCTGGAAGAAGAACTGGAGCAGCTGAAATCCGGCAACGAAACCAGCACCACACTGGCAGACGCGAAAGCCCGCTTCCCTAAAGTCAGCTTCAATGATGCCAAATCAGCGCGTGACGTGCGCGCCGCCGTACTGGTGAGCACTAAAGCATTTAACGATGCTGAGGTCAAAGCAATGACTGACAGCGAAGTCCGTGCGGCTTATGCAGCCATTCAGGCCACCTCGAAGCCACGCAGTGAAATCGGCGCTCATCTGTTTAACGACTCAGCGAATAAAAGCACTAAAACCGCAACTCAACGCCTTGGGGGTAAATAACTATGGCTTTCGGATTTACTGACTGGGATGGTGCCGACGGCACTATTAAACCAGGTTCAATCAAACGCGCCTCCAGCTCTAACGATAAAGTCTGGGGGGAAGAGAACCTGACCGAAACGAAATTGCCCTACGGCACGTTCGTAGCTGTCAACCCGGACGGCGGCGTGATGCCACTCGCAGCCAATACTCGGATCCACGGGATTGTGGTGCGCGACATTTACGGCGACGGTGCACCGCACACCAAGCAGGTCAACGTAGGGCATTTCTCTCACGGCGACTGCGTCGGCGCGCTGACAGTCGATGACGCTGATTTTACTCGTGGCGCGGCGGCATACATCGTGGCGACGGGGGCCGATGCCGGGAAGGTCACGACCGAAGCAACCGGCAATATTGATTTGGGCTACTGGGTGGAAGATGTGAGCGCGGGCAACAACTGCGTGGCTATCACCCTGGGTTACGTACAGCAGGCAGCACAGCCAGCGGAAGGAGCATAACAAATGCCAATGGTATCAGCAGATTTTGAAGAAGTATTACAGGAAGCGCTGACCGAGCGTGACATGGAGTTGCAGGAAAAAGAGCTGCCGGAGATCAATATTGGCGAGGCTCTTCCGGTGAAAGAAGGACTCGACTTCTCCCTGGAATATGTAGATTTCGGCGTGTCAGAAGTGGTCGGCTCGGTCAAAGACGGCATCATTGGTAACAAAACCAACAGCCTGAAAACCATTGATAGTGATATCGAATGGCTGAAAGCGCCTGTTGGCCAGTGGGCTAAAGCCGCAACCTGGACTCAGCAAGAACTGGAGAAGATTGCGCGCCTGAACATCAACCTGCAGACGAAAAAACAGGATGATTTGTATGCCAACGCCCTCGCAACAATCCAGTACGCGGGATACGTAGGCCATCGCGGAGTTAAAGGGCAGGAAGGGTTGCTGACAGGCGCGAAGGTTCAGGTTGTCATCGATGCTTCAGGCAAAACCATCGCCGAAATGACCTCTGATGAATTCGTGAAGCTGGTGCTGGATGCTTACAACGTGGCCTGGCGTAAATCCAGCTATCGCATCCAGCCAACACATATTGCGATGGACGCCAGTGACTTTATGCTCGCCATGCAGAAATTCGACCCGAACCCGATCGTTGTGGGTACTGACCTGCTTCCGATTGCGGCGATGGATCGCATTATGGCGGCGCTGCGTAAGACTTCTGGTAATGAGTCCTTCAACATTACTTTCGTGAAAATCCCGAGCAATTACGCGGTAGGTATCAAATCGGGCAAAACCCGCCTGGCCATATACACCTACGAAGCCGATTACGTCGAAATGGAAGTGCATATGCCGGAGCTGCTGGCGGCACGACAGCGTGATCTGCTGACATATGAGTGTGGCTATCGTTCTGCCTTCGGTGGCGCGATGTGGAAACAGCCGCAGTCCGCGGTGTACGTGGATTACAAATCCTCTCCGGCAGAATAATCACAGGGGGTAGCATGGAATTCACCGTTCGTTACCCCGAGTTCGCCAGTGTTGCCCCTGCTCGCATAGAAGGGGCGCTACAGGATGCAGCAAACCAGATGAGCCGCAAGGTATGGAACAAGCTCTATGAACAAGGGCTTCATGCTTTAGCGGCGCATCTGCTGTATGCGGCTGGCGCGCTTACTCCCTCCGGCAGTAGCAATGGCAAGCCTGTCCAGACAATCACCAGTCGCTCCGTTGCTGGCGTGTCCCTGGGCTACTCTGCGCCCGATGCCGGGTTTGGGGCCAGTCATGATGGATATGGCTCAAGTTCATTCGGTCAGGAGTACCTGAGACTTCGTAAGCTGGTAGGTGTGCATGTGCTGGCGCTACGGTAGTTAACAGGGAGTGACTTTTTATGACTCCGGAAGAGACGCTAAAACTTACCACCGAATACCTGAAGAACCTGCAAGCGATGAAAACGCATTACGTTGCCGTGGGTTTGCCTGCTGGCAAGGTGGGAAACAAAACCAATGATGATGGAACATCAATAATCGAGATTGGGGCGGCGCACGAATTCGGCGCTGAAATCGATCACCCTGGTGGTACCGGATATATGGCAACAGGAGGTAAGGCTACTTTTTCGAAAAATAGCTTTATGGGGCCGGTTAGCGGCTTTACGGTAGCCCACAAGATAACACTCCCTGAACGATCCTTTCTTCGCGTTCCATTCACCCTCAAAAAGTCGGAAATTAACCGGGCAATCGAAAAGGCTTGTGAGGCCGTAGGGTCCGGGCGAATGGATGCTGACACCGCTTTAAATTTGATAGGCGCGACGGCGCGAAATATCAGCGTGAAAGCCTTTGAAACGGCGGGGTATGGCACGTGGCCAGATATCACAGAGGCAACGAAAAAAGCCAAAGGTTCGTCGGCGATCCTGATTGATAAAGGGCAATTGCGAGGAACAATTACATGGGAGATTCGTAAGTGAGCGACTTATCAGACCTTGATATGAGCGATGCGCTAATCGGTTGGGAACAGCCTGTAAAACTCAAAACCCGTACTGAAACCACCATCGATTTTGAACCGTCCGTGACTGTTAGCAGCCAGGACATTCTGGCGGTGGTGCAAAGTGCGAATAAAGAGAATCTGACGCTGGATAGCCTGGACTGGTCGAAAGAGTATCTGCTGATTCACGCGCGGCTGAAAATTGAAACCGGTCAGTTTATCGAGAGGGGCGGGAAGGACTACAAGGTCGTGTCCCCGGCTGATTACATGGATTATGGATTCTGCGCCGTCATTGCTGAGGAAACCCGGCTCCCGCTACTGGTGCCAACGCCATGACACAACCCCACCTGAAAGCTGTCGCGCGTTTCGTGCGCGACCTTCTGGACTACGACGAGCAGCTGATCAAGTTCGACCGTCGGAACGTACAGGCGTCCGACTTTTCCACCAGTTATATCGTGGTAAACGGCTCACTACCGCAATCAGTGCTGGCCCGGGGCCAGTGCTTTAATGGTGACGCTGAAGTAATGACTTATAGCGCCTCAGTGAGCCACGCGATTGTCCTGGAGTTTTACGGGGATAAGGCTTACGTCAACGCTGAAAGCTTCCTGATGCTGAGTGAAAGCCAGCACGCGAACGAACTGCGCCCCACGCATTCACTTACCATCATGGCCGTCTCAAACATCATTGATGTGGGGCAACTTCTGGGACAGTCCCACGGCAACCGTGTTCACCTGAGTTTCAATGTTCAGTATGCCCCTGCGCGGGACGTGCAGACACTGCGCATCGATACGCCGCAGTTTCAATTTTTAGAGGACAAGTAAATGTCGGCATCAATTAATAACGTCATTAATGTGACGCTTCTCGAAGAGGGGCGGGCGGCGGCGCGCGATAACATCAACGTTTGCGCAATTCTGACCAGCCAGACGGGGGTATTGAGCACTGCTGAACGCTGGCGTTCATACAAAAGCGCATCTGCTGTCGAACAGGACTGGGGGGCTTCTTCAGTCACCGCAGCTTTTGCGAATGTGTTTTTCGGGACCAGTCCTAACCCGGTATCCGCGGGCGGCACGCTGATCGTCGGTTACTGGAACGCTGCCGGGGAAACGCTGCCTGCGACCAGCGGTGTACTGCGTGGCGGTGAGATTTCTCAGGCAGTCGTACTGCCAGCGTTACGCGAGAAGTCTGACTGGTCATTCAGTATTGAGATTGACGGCACTAAGCACGATGTGACTGAAATTAATGGCATGACGGCGACGACACTGGCAGATGTCATCGCCCAAATCCAGGCGAAAATTACGCCAGATGTTGCATCGGTTGTTTTTGATGGCAGCCGTATAGCGATTACCAGCAAATCGACAGGGACTAACTCTGTTGTTGGTTATCCGACAGTGCTGGATGGTGGCTCTTTTATTGGCGATCTGCTGGCGGTTGCGGAGGGTTCCGGCGCTTCGCTGGTAAACGGTAGCGCATCAACTGAGATTTCACCGGAAACACAACTGGAATCTCTCAGCAAACTCAAAGCGCAGGTCAACGTAAAAGGCGCGGCCTTCATCGACAAAATTCTCGATGCGCAGGTGCCGTTGATCGCTTCATGGGCTAAAGCGAACGCGGTAATCGTGTATGAGACATTTACCGGTTCGGCAGCTCTGGAAGTTGATCCGACTAACCCGGCATGGGCGGTAACACTCGCCAGCCAGAGTAATTTCCGCATGCTCTACAGCAAAGCAGGCAACCGGAAATTTGGTGTTAGCTATATGGCGCGCACGCATACCGTTAATTTCAACGGAGAACGCACTGCAATCACTTTGCACCTCAAAACGATGAACGTGCCGGCCGAAAGTTATGAGCAGACGGAGATCGACAAAGCGAAGCGCGTAGGTCTCGACATCTACACCACGATTAAAGACGTTCCCTGCGTGCTGTCGAGCGGTGCTAATGATTTTGTCGACAACGTCTATAACCTGATGGCCTACGTTGACGCAGTGCAGACGGATTCCTTCAACCTCCTTAAAACCACGCCGACTAAAGTCCCACAAACCTATTATGGCGTTGATCAGTTAGAGGACTGTGTAGAGAAAACCACGCATGGGTTTGTGAAGGCTGGGGTGTTCAATCCGGGTACCTGGACGCTGCCTGACTTCTTCGGGGATCGGGATATGTTTCTGCGAAATATCGAGCAAAACGGGTATTACGTGCTGGCCGGTGACCTGAAAGACCAGTCAACCGCAGACAGGCAGGAACGCAAATCCCCGGTTGTTCAGGTAGCAGTGAAGAATGCTGGTGCTGTTCACAGTGCCGATATCATCATCAATTTCAATAAATAAGGAGCGGTAAATGTCTCAGATTGTTATCAGTGCAGATACCGCGACCACCGTTCTGAATGGGCGAATCATCACGGATATCGCTGCGGGGGACTACGTCACGCTGACGCCATCCAATCCGCTTACAAGCCGCGCCAATAGTGCGAATAACGGCGTCACAATCTCCGGGCGTGTCGATGCCGGGGTGCATGTGATGGTGATACGTGTCCAGAAGTTTTCTAACGATGATATCTGGCTCAACCAGCAGCGTAACTCGGCGATCCCCGTTGTCCTTAACGGCTCAGTCAAAGAGTCGTTCGTGCGCGACGGCGCTGCACTGAAGGAAACCTACGATCTACAGGCTGGTTCTATCACCACGCAACCGACGCAAACCAAAAACAACCAGGACGTTAATGCACTGATGGAGTACACCATCGAGTTCCGTAACGTCGTGCGCAATGTATAAGGTATCCCATGGTTAACGACAAAGAACTGAATGAAAAGCAGCGGAAAGCGCTTGAGATGATTAAGGCCGTCTACAAGGACGGTTTTGCGGAGATTAACGGCAACCGCTACGACTTTGCAGCGATGACTCACAAAAAACGCCGCAAGGTTTTTGCCTTTTTCACAGGTATTGCCTCTGAATTATCGCGGCAGTCTCTTGAGTTTCTGGACTCAGAGCGATTCGAGGAAATTGAACGCCTGATGTTCGATTACGTTCTGTTTGACGGTGTGCAACTGTCCAAGCAGCCGGAACACTTCGAATCCTACCCTGGTGATTACGTCATGCTAATCACAACAGCGCTTCAGGTTATCAGCCTGCCTTTTATGGGCGGGAGCAATATGAACTCACGTTCAGAAGCTCCAGACGTTCAGAAATTTACGTTAAATCCTCGAACATAAGCGACGACATGAGCATGTATCTGGCGCTGTCAAAGGCCGGATACGGCCCCTATCACGAACTTGTTAAATTAGACACACCAGAGCTGTTTGACATGCTTGAGTTCGAGAATATCAGCGCAGACATTCAACACCACGAGATGGAGAAGGCCCGGAATGGCGATAGTTAACGAGCTTATTACCAAATTCGGTTTTATCGGTGATCTGGCGCCACAGGAAACCTTCAACGCGAATCTGAAAGCGTCCATTGGTCTGCTTGCCGGGCTTGGCGCTGCTATCGCCGGTTCGGCTGCGGGGGTTGCTGGCTGGGTGACGTCTATCAGTCAGTCCATTGATCCGATGGTCCAGTTCTCTCGGGAAACGGGCGTAGCAATCGAGACCATTCAGACACTGGGCTATGCGGCATCCGTAAATGGCTCAAGTGTCGATGCGTTGCAGGCTTCGCTCGGTGAGATGACAAAAAGAGTGGGAGAGTTCGTTTCTACCGGAGAGGGGGAAGCTAAAGACGTTGCGGAAAGACTGGGACTTCAGTTCAAGGATATGAACGGGCAGGTAAAAAACTCCGATGTGATATTTCGTGAACTGGCCGACAAGCTGCACGGCATGAGCCAGGCAGAGAAGTTTTCCGTTCTGGATAAGATGGGTATCGACCGTTCCATGGTTCAGTTGTTATCCATGACTGGCGAAGAAATATCTTTGTTGCAGAACAAGGCTGAGGCGCTTGGTGTCGTCACGCAAGACCAGGCAGATCAGTTCGCTGCCTATAACGATTCTCTTACCACGCTAGGGAAAGGCTTTGATGGTATCAAGTTTCAGGTTGCCGTCGGATTTGTACCGGTGCTGAAAGACCTGGTGGATGGGTTTACAGACTTTCTCATTGCTAACAAGGATCTCATCAAGAACGGTCTGGCCCATCTTGGGGAAATTATCTTCTCCGTTATGGGTATGATCCGCCGCTTCCTGCCGATTGTCGCTGCTATCACTATCGCTTTCTCTGCCTGGTGGCTTGTCACTGGCGGGCTTGCAACAGTAATGGGCGTGCTGATGTCTCCAGTAGTCCTTATCACTGCAGCAATCCTGGGCGTTATCCTTGTCATAGATGACCTGTTAACGGCTATGGAAGGCGGCCAAAGCGTTATTGCTGATTTCTTTAAAGACACATGGGGGATCGATATTGTCCCCGGTTTGCTGGCGATCAAAGACGCGGTCATGGTGGTGGTCGATTACATCATCGATGTATTCAAACAAGGTGTTGAGAATATCAAACTGCTCTTTAGCGCGCTGAGTAAGCTGGTCACAGGCGATTTTCAGGGGGCATGGGATGATGTTGTGAAATCTTTCACTGAAAGTGTTGCTCTGCTCAGAAAGCCGTTTGATGAATTTATGCAGTGGGTGATGGGATTGTTCGCAAACCTCGGTGAGACCATTAAAAACACGATCAGCAATGCTGCTTCAAATGCCTGGAATGCCACAAAGTCTTTCTTCGGGTTCGGTGAGGATGAACAGCAGCAGGGGGTAACCGGCGGCGGTAACGGTGGCATGAGTCCTGATGGTATTCCTTACGGAATGAATGCTGCCGTGGGTATCGCTGGTGGTGGTATGACAAGCAATTCAAATGTCAGCCAGCAGAACACGATTCACATCAATACATCTGATCCGGTTGTAGCCGGGAATACCGCGGCAGATAGCCTGCAACAAAATATGAAGGATGCCAACCGGTTGAGTGGCAGAGGGGGGCGTTGATGGGAATTTTTGACGGCCTCATGCAGGCGCAATCCTCGGGTAAAGATACGGTTAAAAAGGTAGGGATCGGCGGGTTCTCAATGTTTGCCCGAGTGAGTGACGCTACTGAATACCCCTCTCAGGTTCCGGTAGACGTGCTGGAGGACGGCAGTAACGCATCTGACGATATCATCAATGGCCCACTGACGATAAAAATCAACGGTGTTGTGGCCGATATCTATGTCGATGCAAAACCAAACTCTTCTTTTAGCCTGATGCCCGATTATTCAAAGTATGGCGAGGTGCTGGAGTACATCCCCTCGAAGACGCAGCAACAGTTGCAGAAAATGAATGAGATTGCCGACCGTGCAGAGCAGGCCGTCTTAAAGGCAAAACGCCTGGTTGATAAAGGGGCTGATCTGTTTGGGCTGGTGGGCAATCCGTCTACTGGTGGCGCAAAAGGTATCAGAGAGCAGTTCCTCGACTTCATTGAGGCTGTTTACCATGGCAAGCAGCTTATTTCCGTGGAGGTGGATTATCGCACCCATGAAAATATGGCATTAAGCGGCCTGATCATCAGCACTGACAATCAGACGATGGAAACTAAGTTTGAGGCCAGTTTTACAAAAATCACCTTCACGCAACTAACTACTACACCGATAGAGCAGCACTTCAAATCACCGTCGGCAGTCGCTAAATCAAAAACGGCGGGCGTTGCAAATAAGGGGGCGCAGACTCCGGCAGATAATTCAAAAAGTGGTAGTGGAAAATCTAAATCAGTCTTTACCGCAATACTTGGGAGATAATATGAATCAGATCTCCAACATTACCGACGAGTCTATTCAGCGCCATGTTCTGATCTTTGACCGTGGTGAGGCTGTCGTTATCCTTCGCCACCTGCCAACGGTTGAAATGTGGAAGATGCGCGTGGAATACAATGGCGATTATATTGATGGCGTAAAGTTATCGCTGGGAACGTTGCATTTTCGACATAAAAACTGGCCGTTTGATATTGCGGTGCTTGCTTCAGATAACACCGGTATAGACCCGTACCGCGCAGATGATTTCGCCAGCGGACGATGTGAGCTTTACATGGTAACACCGGAAGAAATGATTGAAATTCGCGGGGGAGACGTACCGTAATGGAAACTTTTTATCGTGACTATCGTCTGACGGTTGGGATCGGTAACCAGGCTGTGATTATTCAGCCACCGATAACTATTTCATTTAAAGCGCTTGAATCGGTAAGTAAAAAGTCTCTGGGTAAGTTGAGTGTGTCCATCAACGGTTTAAAGCCCTCCTCGCGTCTGCAATTGCTCAAGTCTGAAGATGAAGAGAAGTACATCCCGGTAAGGCTGGAGGTTGGTTACGACGGCAAGCTGCGTCAGGTGTTTCAGGGTTCAGTTAAAAGTGGGGCAGTAAAGCGTGAGGGTGCGATCCACATCGTCAGCCTGGAATGTGAAGACGGTGGCCACGACTATATCAACGCCTTCACATCGCGCACGGTACGCGGGAAAGATCAGGTCGTCGATTCTGTCTTGCAGGACATGCCGAACACGAAGAAAGGCTCTGTGACGAAGCAACAGGCTCTTATCAGGCCGAAGGTTCTAGTGGGAAGCTCCAGTAAAATTCTTACTGATATGTTGTCACCAGATGAGAGCTTTTTCATCAAAGATGAACGGGTGCATATCCTGAAAGCGAATGAAGTAACTTCGGGAAATATCCCAGTGGTTAACGCTCGTAGTGGTCTGCTAAACACCCCGCAAGCCACGAAGATTAGCGCGCAGGATGACGGCGGCCAGAAGGGGAAAAAGCCTACTAACGACCCGGAGACTGATCCGGGGGGGAGTAATAAAGAAAAGGTCGACTCAAGCACGCTAGCCCCTCAATCGAAAGGGCAGATAGTATTCGATACGAAACTGAATCCTATGCTGGTAATTGGCGGCCTTTGTGCAATAGAGAGTGTCACGAACCCCGCGCTAAACGGGGTTTATAAGATATACCAAGTTGAAACCAGTGGGCAGAACAACGGGGCGGCTTGGTATCAGAAGGTCGTCTGTCAGCCAGCAGGGAATTACGCGGTAATCAAGTGACTATTTCATATCGAGACAAACTGTAGCGATATAATCGCCCATAGCCGTTAAAGATGTAGCCGCAAAGTCTCTATCATCTATTTTTTCGGTGCTCATAATTTTCTTTTGTTCATTAACGAAGTCTTTTTTTATTTTGAGGCAAGATTTTTTATCGTTCAAACCGTCACGAACAACTTCACGAAGTGTTTTTTGAGCGGCAGGAAGTCGTGATATTGCTTTTGATTTTTCCGTATCACTCATATCAGTGAGTTGTATCGCCTGCATCATCTCACTCTCAAACTTCGCTTTAGCAACGTCTGCAAAAGGTCCTGCATGTGATGCCGTTGCAGTGACTAATCCCAAAATAAAAACTAATTTTTTCATAATTCATCCCAGAGAAAAAATATGGTTGAAGAACTTCACGACACTATCAGCCTGGGTGTTGAATTCGCTCTGGCCGATGTTCACACCATTGTTGTCGCAAAAATAACGTCTGTAAATGACAAAACAATCAGTTGCGTCCCCGTTATCAATCGGGTTGTGAAAGGGAGCAGCAAGCAACTCCCAGAGTTCATTGAAGTCCCCCCGGTAATTTTGCAAGGCGGTGATAGTTATATCGCCGAACCAATTGCGGCTGGTGACTATTGCCTCGTCCTTATCTCTGAGCGTTGTTATGACGCCTGGTATGCGGGTAGCGACTTTGTTTCACCACTTGAAATGCGTATGCACGATTATTCAGATGGCTTCGCTCTGTGTGGGGTTAACCCACAGGCTACCGCGATCAATATCCCTAAGAAGAACAGGATGATGAAGGGGGATTCTGACCACGAGGGTGATTTAAACCTCACAGGAAATATTACCCAGAAAGAGGGTAAAACGACTCTGGAAGAATGCGATGTTCTAAATGTACTCCAATATTCACAGGTAAAGACAGGCGGTAAGTCTGGGGTGTCTGGTTCATTTCGAAGCGATGACGGGAAAACAATCACAGTTACCAACGGTATTGTCACGGAGATCTCATGATTGTTTCAGCACTTGATAAAAATGACGACTGGGGATTTGGGCGCGGGAAGGCAAACTATATAACCGGCGGTGCCGCTATCGCGCAGAAAGCCAAATGCCGGATCCGCTCGTTCAAAAACGATAATCCTCTCAACATGGATGACAACATCGACTGGCTTTACCTGTTATCAGAGAGAAACACCGAGCAGGAGATTCTGCGGGAGATAGAGCGCGTGACGCTGGCGACGGATGGGGTTATGCGCATTACCGCTCTGGCGATGGAGGTCAATAAGGCCACCCGGTCACAAAAAATCGAACTCAGCATTGAGACCGTCTATGACCAGCAGACGATCACCTTCCCGGTCAACGGAGCGTTGAAGAATGGTACTACAGTTTAGCGACAACGGCCTTGAGACAAGCACTCTCCGGGAGTTATTTCAGGAACTGAGCGACGGATATAAGGGAATTTATGGTCAGGATATCGATTTAGACCAGGAATCTCCCGACGGTCAACGCGTGGCAATCGAAGCTCAGGCTCGGGCAGATATTGAAGCCGCGCTGCAATGGCTTTATTCCCAAATGGACCCCGACTTTAATACTGGTGATATGCAGCAGATTATCGCCAAACTTCACGGGCTTTTCCTTCGTCCTGGATCCCGTTCTCAGCGCGACCTTAAAGTCACAACAGACAGGCCGGTGCTTATCTATAGCGGGTACAAGATACGGGACCAGGCAAATCAGGTCTGGGCTATCCGACAGGACGTGACTGTTCCGGCGGGCGTCACAACAGCTACCTTTTTTGCTCAAAACTTTGGGAAAGTTACTGGGCTTGTGAACGATACCTTCACTCAACTCACACCAGAACCAGGGATTGTGAGCATTATCTCTGATTCCGCGGTTGTGGTCGGTCGGGATGAGGAAACGCCTGAAGAATTCAGGCAACGCCGGAACCGGTCACTTGAGAACCCTGCAACAGGTAGCACTGGTGCGGTTTTCGCTAAAGTTGCCCAACTGCCAGGCGTAATTGATCTAAATATCGGTGAGAACGATACGAAAATCGATGATCAAACAACGGGTATTCCTGCGAATTCAATATGGCTGGTCGTTGAGGGGGGAGCAATTTCAGAAATTGTGGAGGTAATGGTTAAACAGAAAGGCGGTGGAACGGGAACGAAAGGCAACATAACCGGGCGTTTTTCCGAGACCCTGATTCGGCCTGACGGCACCTCATTTCTTATAGCCCATGAACTTCAGTTTGATCGGCCCATCTATAGGCCGCTACATATCAGGCTTAATGCCCGTCGGAAGATCCAAAGCGAACCGATAGATATCGATGCTCTCAAAAAATCTCTTGCATCACGCACCATGCATATTGGTGAGTCTGTGGATGCCAATGAATTTTATGAGAATGGGTATGGGGTAGGACGGGTAAATTTTGTGCTGACCAATCTGCAAATTAGCAGTAATGGGGCAGATTACACCGATGCTGAGTTATCGCCAGGCTTTCAGGGAAAGTTCACGTTGAGTGTGGAAAATATAGACGTTAACGAGGTGGTCCAGTGAATGACGACATCATTAACCGCTACACGCTAATGCTCATCAAGCAATATTGGGAAAAGAAAAATGCAAGGTCAGAGATACAGGCCATGCTCAGGCACTGGCAAATCATCGCCGATTTTATTCGTAACCCAGATAACTTTGATCTCGACCGGGTTACCGGATACCGGCTTGATGTTATTGGCCGGATAGTCGGCCTTCCCCGCAGTGTGCCGGCTGTTATTGCACGTGTATTTTTCGGGTTTGAAGGACATCTGAATACCGCGGGCTTCGACAGTAAATCTAATGCCGCGTATGTCGGCGCACCTTTCTACAGCAAGTTTTCCCCGGCATATGGTGACTACCAACTGGCTGACAATGAGTATCGCAGGTTCCTCCGGGTCAAAATTGCACGAAACGCCGCTGGCGCAACGATAGCGTCAGACGATCGAGTCAGCCTGCAGGATGTTATACAGACGGCATTCAACGGCGAAGCTTACGTGACCGACAGAAAAGACATGACGCTTGCGCTGAACGTTTCGCCGCGGGTATCAGTTGAAGAGTTACGCCTGATTGTGAAGCTTGGCCTGCTGCCGAAACCTGCGGGTGTTCGATACGATTATTTTTATCAGGTGACTCCTGGTCTGACATTCGGTTTCTCGCGAAACCCTTCGGCCAGAGGATTCGCCAGCAAGTTTAATACCGCCTACCAGGGCGGTTTTTTTTCGAGGAAAATCCATGTCTAAGATTGCACGATATCAGGGAAATGTTCGGGCTTTTGCCTCTAATGCACAGGGAATGGAAAGAACCGTGTTTGGTGGAACAAATCAGGCGGATGACCTGACCTCGCAGATCACGGCATCTTTCCTTCGCGGATGGGGCATTGTTGGCGCTTCCGAGCACCCCTCGCTTGAGGACTTCAATGCAGCGATGTACGCAATGAGCCAGTTCATTGCATATCAGCATCAGATGGGGGTCCCAGAATGGCATTCAGAGCAGGAATACCATATCGGCTCGATGTGCACGTATAACGGTGAATCTTATCAGTCCCTACAAAATGCAAATGTTGGTAGCCAGCCGCCATCAGCAAAATGGACTCCTGTCTTAACTTCAAAAAACGGTCTCTCAAACCTTGGTCTGGGAGAATTGGCTCTGGCAGGAACGATGACCGGCGCTTTTGAAAGCGCTGGCTACCTGAAAATCCCGGCAATTATTGGCGGTGCTAAGCGAACCCTGATAGTCCAGTGGGGATTAGCCAGTGGGACAACCGGCAAAATAGCCACAACTTATGCCACCGCATTTCCCAATGCGGTTTTACAGGTTATTTGTTCTGTTGCTGACAAATCAGCAGGTAGCGGGGCCGTAACGCTGGCCGTCAATCAGGCTGATATCACCTCGTTGGCGAGCAGAACTACTGTAACTATAACGCCAAGCAATAGTGATTTTCAGGGAACAACAACGGCAAGATTCATTTCAATCGGGTACTAATATGAAAGTTTTTTACTCAGCGAAAGACAACGGTTTTTATCCAGATGATATTAAATTTAACAATCTCCCTGATGATTTAGTCGAAATATCGGTAGATTACTGGCAGGAGTTATTAAATGGTCAGAATGGGAAAAAGGAAATTTCGTCTGATAAAAACGGATACCCTGTGCTTGTTGATGTCGCACCGGCAACAGCGGAACAGTTAAAAGTAATTGCCAGCAGGGAGAAAGAAAGGCTGATGGCTCTGGCAACTGTAGCAATAGCTCCATTGCAGGACGCTGTGGAATTGGGTATCGCGACGGCAGAAGAAACCGCCGCGTTGTCTGAATGGAAAAATACCGGGTACTTTAATGCGCGTTGATACAGCGAAACCCATCTGGCCTACGCCTCCGGTGGAGCAGGCCAGTTAACATGCTCAGGGTCGGTTGTCACATCAACCACCTTAACTTCGTTCTTATACGCCAGCCACGCCGACAGCTTAGCTTTGTTGGCGTCACTGATTTCACCCAGCATCAACTCAGTTCGCCAGTCGAGCATTACCGAATCAGCACGAGCCAATAGCCTCTGGCGTTTGTTCTCTGCCATCTGTACCAGCTCTTCATGGCTCAGTGGTGGAATATTCACCCAGGAAGGAAGGCCATCAACTACGCCTCTGCGTTTACCTTGTGGAGGAACGTCTAAAAATTCATTCGAAATTGAGTCTTCAATTTCAATTGCATCATCAGGAAGTGTACCGCTCGCTTTATATGAATTAATCAACGATACAGGGTAAAAATGGTTAGTTTTTGCAGAAAATAAGTATTTGCTCATGTTCATTACCTTCCGAATGCTTTCCAGTTACAGGTCAGGCTTGCCGGGCTAACATCACTTCCGTTTGCAGTAGCACATCCTGTCCGAAATTTTGTCGTACTGACGGGGAATGCCTGGGAAATTTCCGCATATGGCGTGTCATTCGGGTCTGAGCTAATCAGCACGTAATAACATTCGTTGGGAAATGGAATGATGAAATCCGCATCTCCATTCCCATAATTAGCCTTCCCCCACTGTTCTATAAAACCATCAGGTGTTTCCCTCCATCCATTTGTGGCTTTCAATGATTTCCATTTGCTCATATCAGGGATCTGATTTGCACCGGTTCCCACATCCCTTTTTGCCGCTTCTCCCAGACCAACGTTTTTAATAATGATCATTTATCGATCAGGTGGCATGATTCCGGCCTTTTGCAGGAAGGAAACTCATGCTGATTGGCTATGTACGCGTGTCAACAAATGACCAGAACACTGCACTCCAGCGAAACGCGCTCGAGAGTGCAGGATGTGAGCTGATTTTTGAAGATAAGATCAGCGGTAAGGTGTCCGACAGACCAGGGTTAAAAAAGGTGCTACGGACGCTATCAGAAGGCGATACGCTGGTGGTATGGAAACTGGATCGGCTCGGGCGAAGCATGCGGCATCTTGTTGGGTTAGTGGAGGAATTGAGGGAGAAAGGAGTTAACTTCCGGAGCCTGACAGATAGCATCGATACCAGCACACCTATGGGCAGATTCTTCTTTCATGTTATGGGTGCACTGGCCGAAATGGAAAGGGAGCTTATTGTCGAACGCACCCGCGCCGGTTTAGCAGCCGCACGCGCAGAAGGGCGGATAGGTGGAAGGCGGCCAAAGTTTAGTGATGATGAGTGGGCCCAGATGGGGAGATTGATAAAAGGTGGCATGGACAGAAAACAGGTAGCGATCATATACGATGTTGGATTATCGACATTGTACAAGAAGTTTCCTGTAAGCGTAGTGAATTGA